CGCGACGGTGCGGTTCGACGTCAACGTGCACGACGTGGGCGGCAGCTCGACGCCCGGCGGCATCATCGGACTGGAGACGCCGGGCAGCTGATGCCTGGCGGTGTGCGGCCGAGTCCGAGCGACTCGGCCGCCTCTTGGTTTCGCGTTCGAGATTTGAGATTTGAGAGAAGAGATTTGAGAGAAGAAAGCAAATGAACGAACTTCAAAAAACCAAGCTGCTGGTCGTGATCAGCCCGGCCGCGATCGTCGACAACGCAGCCTACACGACGAACGAGATCGACACGCTGGGTTGGGATTACCTCACGATCGTCTTTTTCCTTGGCGCGACCGATATTGCGATGGCCGCGCTCAAGGTCCAGGAGTCGGACACCAGCGGCAGCGGCTTCAGTGACGTGACCGGCCTGGTCGCGGGCACGTCCACCAACACGGACGGGAGCACGTCGGCTCTGCCGAGCGCGACGGACGACAACAAGATCATGCTCTTCGAGATCGATTTGCGCGGCCGCAAGCGGTACATCGACCTGTCGGCGACGGCGGGGAACGGGACCGCGGGCAGCTACGCCGCGGCCGTGGCGATCTTGAGCCGCGGCAAAGACGCGCCGGTGACGGCGACCGAACGCGGCTGCGACGAGATCCTGCGGGTGCCGTAAGCATGATCGTACGACTGCTGAAGCACTGGAACGGGCGCAAGCCCGGGCACGTGTTTTCCGCGATGGCGGCGGGCGCGGCCCGCGTGCTGGTCCGGCGCGGCCTGGCCGAGGAGGTGGTTGGTGACGGCGACTCAGAGCGAAGATCTGGCGGCGGTCCGCCGCCGCTTCCTGCGCGGCCTGCCGCTCCGCGTCGAGGCGGCCGTAAGGCCGCCGCCGCGGACGATTACGCGGGCTGAACTGGAGCGGGAGCGGCTGATCCGCACGATTGCGGACCGCTGTTTCCCGGGAAACAGTGGCACGGCTTACTGAGTTAGCCGTGCCTGAAGCGCTCACGGCGCCGGCACGGCCAACACACTAGGCCGTGCCACGAAAGGCAAATTATGGTCCAGCTCTCAATTCGCAAACGAGCAGCACGGGGGACGCGTGCCCCGCGGCGGGCCGGCGCCAAGGTGCTGGAGCTGATCCGCCAGATCCGCCAGCAGTCGGCGATCGCCGGCAAGTGCTGGGACAAGGCCGAGGCCAAGCTTGAGGAGCTGATCAAAACGCTGGGCGTAGGCAAGATCGTCGGCGTGGACGACGGCGTGTTCGCCAAAATTGTCGACCTGTTCGACGGCGCGAACAGCGTGATCGTGCCGAAAGCGATGCGGCGGCACAAGCTGGTGATCTGCGACGCCAACGGCAAGGAGATCCGGCTGCGCGACCGCAAGCCGCGCAAGAGCAAAAAGGGCAAGTGACGTGGATTCTCAATCAATCGTCAACTTTGGCCCGCTGTTGCAATACGGCTTCGCCGGCTTCGCGCTAATCCAGCTCGTCGTGTTCGGCTGGGTGTGTCTCAAATTCGTTGACGTGCTCAGCAGCGTCCGCGACGTCGTGGCGGCCAACACCGCGGCAATGGGTACGGTCGACAAGAGCGTCGAGGACTTGCGTGAGGAGATCCGGGGCACGCCGTGCCGCATGACCGTCGACCAGCTGCGCGAGCTAGTTAAGCGGCTGCAGCCCCTTCAGAACTGACACAGAGGAGATTTGTTGTGCTTGATTTTTTGACTGCGATTCCGCCCGAATGGATTGCGATCGCTTTGTTTTTTCTTGCCTCAATGCAGGGCGCGACCGGTCAAAGCTGGCTGGCCACGCTGGTCGCAAAGCTGACGACGTTTGTGGTGCCGGCGAAAAAGTCGGTCGGACCGATCACGCTTTTCCGCCGTGACGGCGAGGAGTACGTCGCGGATCGCGACGCGCCGCCAGCTGGCGCGATCAATCTGCAAAACATCATGACGCTGTTCATTACCGTGCTGCCCGTGATCTTGCCGCTAATTCAGGGCTGCGGCAAAACGCAAGCGGTCGAGTCGCCGCCGGCGGCCGTGGCACCGATCGCGCCGACCAGCTGGCAGTCACCGATTACCGATTACCGATCACCGATCACCGAGGGGGTAAGCCGTGCAGGACCGATCGTCAATCTGGGTGCTGGTGGGACTGTTGGCGCTGCTTTTCCTCTCGCGTGGCTGTCAGGAGACGCCGCCGGACAACCCGCCTGGGCCTGGGCAGAGGGAGAAGCTTGCCACGCTGGGACTGCTGATCGTCGAGGACCCGTCGCGACGGACTCCGGACCAGGCTGCGCTGTTGACCTCGCCGCAATTCCGGCAATGGGCTGCTGCGAGCTGCCGGCTGCTGCGTGTAGTACCGGTGTCTGCCGTGCAAGCGGACGGCCAGCCGTCGCCCGTGCTAGGCCCGTGGCGCGATTACGTGCGCTCGGCTGGTATCCAGGGCAACGAATCGTCCGCGCTGCCGGCCGTGTTGCTGGTGCGGTCGGACGGCTCCGTATACCAGGCCGGCCGTTTGCCCGACTCTTCGGACGGCGTTAGGGCCTGGTGTGAGAGTCTGACGCTGCCTTGATCACCGGGGGGCTAACGCCCCTTCGCTCGCCGAGGAGGTCCCATGTTGTTTGAAATCGACCTGACGCGCTTCCCCGGCGACAAGCAGCGCGGCTGTTTGATTTCCGAGTTTAACCGGCTCGCCACGCTCTGCCGGGCCGATCCGGAGCCGATCGTCACGGATCGCGCGGTGTGGAAAAAGCACTTGCTGGCCGACGGCTATTCGAAGGTGAATCTGCGGCAGTTTGCGAAGATCAAGGATCAGACCGGACCGTCTTGTACTAGTAACGCCACCGTCGGCGCTTACGAGGCCCTGTTGCGTTTCGCCGGCGTGGACTGCCCCACGCTCTCGGCCGCGTCGCTGTTCGCTTTCGTCGGCGGCCCCGGGGGCAGCTCGGTGCAGGACAACGTCGACCGGATCGTCAAGGTCGGTTGCGTCCCCGAGTCGCTTTGGCCGGCCAGCTCGATCTACGGCCGCAAGCCGGCCGGCTTCGACGGCGAGGCGCCGCGCTGGCGGCTGCGGAATTGGGAGTACGTCGCCGACTTCGCCGCCGGCTCGTGGCTGCTGTTGCGCGGCCGGCCGATCGTGTTCGGCGTCAGCTGGGGCGGCGGGCATTGTATTTGGGCCTGCCGGCTGTATTGGTCCGCGGCGAAAGGCTGGGGCTGGGAGATCGCCAACAGCTGGGGCACCGACTGGGGAGACGACGGATTTGGGATCCTCTACGAATCCCAGATCCAAGCCGGCATCGCCCGCCGCTACGGCGCCGCCGCGCCCCTAATGCCGACGTTCTGACCGTGGCACGGCTTACTTTGTTAGCCGTGCGGAACTGCTAACGACGTCATCCGAGCTGCAGGCACGGCTAACAAAGTAAGCCGTGCCACAAGGCGCGCAGCGGGGGTCGTGCGCGACACTGACGTCATGTCCCAGTACTCGTTAGGTCTGGTCACGCGGCCGGTCGAGCAGGCCGTGACGCTTGCCGAGGCGAAAAAGCAGGTCGAGATCGGCGACGCGGTGACCTATCACGACGATCAATTGCGGCGGCTGATCAAGGCGGCTACGCAACAGGTGACGGTCCGCAGCGGCCGCCAGATCCTGACCGCGACGTACCGGCTCACGCTGGACGATTTCCCCAGCGGGAATTTGTTGCTGCCGTTTCCGCCGGTCCAGTCGATCAGCAGCCTCAAGTACTACGATTCCGACGGCGTCCAGCAGACTCTGGCCACGACGGTTTACAAGCTGCTGAGCGATCGCGAGCCGGCGGAGATCGCGCTCCGCAACGGGCAGAGCTGGCCGACCGTGTACGCGGAGGACGACGCGGTCGAGATCACCTACGTCGCTGGCGTCGCGGACACCGCGGGCGAGCTGCCGGATTCCGAGGAGTGGATCAAGCACGCGATCCTGCTGCTGGTCCAAGCGTACTGGCTCCGCGACCACGGTCAGCCGTACGACCGGATCACGCGGGCCGCCGAACTGATCTGCGAGGCCCACCGGTGCGGAGATGATTTCGTGCCGTACGGGGAGGCTTGACAGCCGCGATGCGGCGGGAGAGTGAGCAATGAATCTGTGGTTCAACAACGCGGTTTCGACGTCGCCAGACGATCTGGGCAACTATTGGCAGGACGATGCCTGTACCGTGCCGGCCGCTGGATTACCGAATTGGGCCACAGACGTGGTAACGGTTGTTCCCGGCGCAAACATGTACCCTGGTGTAGCCGGTCTAATAGTTGGTGCTGAACTGATTGTGTATGGAGGCTTCGCCGTTAGCGAATTTGGATCAACGCTAACCGTCACGGGCTCCTTAACGATCAAAAACGGTGGGGTGTTTAGCGTTGATGGGTCTGTTGGAATCAATCTTGCGGCCAGCAGCCTGTCGTTAGAGTCTGGCAGTCTAGCGCAAATCTGGGGTGTGCTATTCGGAGCGCCGCCCGGTGCCTCGGACGTGCGAGATGGAGTTGCAATTTCCAACGGAGCGGTCGGCATACTGGTCCTGCCAGCAACAACCGACGTGCGCAATGCTGTTCCGTACGGAGCGTACGACGGTAGCTGGGAATACGAGGGTAGCTACGTTCCAGAATTTCCCGATCGCGACAACGTGCGCGCGGGGGTCGACAGAGGTGACGGGCAAACGGGGACAATCATTGTCCCAGCGGCCGAGGATCTGCGCGACGGAGTTCACGCGGGCTGGCATCACCCAGCAGGCAAAGGCGGCGTCCCGCCGGAATCGTGGGAGGTGACTGGGACGCTCGTCGCTGGCGGCGGCGGCGGAGCGTTTCCGATCCTCGGCGGGACGATCGTTTTTGGCGCGAGGGGATGATGCACAAGACAGGCGAAGCAATTGGCGGTACGTTCCCCGTCAGCGATCCATCGACGGGTGGTCTGGTCGCGGCGGACGCGCTGCCGACCGCGGAGCTGCGCATCAACGGCGTCACCTCTGCGGCCGTCGTGACGGTGGGCACCACAGCAACCACGGGCAAATACGCCTGGTCCGTGACGCTGCCGACGATTGCTGACGGCGCGGTGCTGGAAATCTGGGTGCTTGCCACGGTCGCCACGGTGCAGGGCGGCGGCGTGGTGTGGTCCGGTTTGGGCGTGATCGCGCGGCCGGCGGATGTGACGGCGGCCTCGGCTGCCGCGGTGTGGGCGTACGCCACGCGCACGCTGACCCAGACGGCCGCCCAGGTAGCGGCCGCGCTGGCCGGGGAAGATCTCACGATTCATCGCGGGGACAGCTTTAGCGCGACGCTCACGGGGCTGGCGAAGCTGACGGGACGGACGGCGCTTTTTTTCACTGTGAAGGCTTCGCCCGAGCGGGAGGCGGACGCGGCGGCCAAGATCCAGATCGAGGAAACGGACGGGCTGACGACGCTTAACGGCGCGCCGTACGCCACGCCCGCGCACGGCTCGCTCACGGTCAACGGGACCTCGGTCACCATTGCGATCCACGGGCTGGCCACGGCTGAGCTGTCGGTGGGCCAGCAATGGGAGTATGACCTGCAGGTGATCGACGCGGACGGGGACCCGTACACCATCGCCGAGGGTAAGGTGACGGTCAATGCTGACGTGACCCGCGCGACGGAAGCGCCGAGCTCAAGCAGTCCGGGGGTGTGAGATGCTGGCACAGCCGATCGGGGCGAAGCGGCACCAGGTGGACGTTTACCTGCCGTCCCAGACGGTCGGCGCGTTGGGGCGCCGCACGGGCAGCGATACCGTCGTGTTCGAGGGGCTGCCGGCGGAGGTCGAGCAGCTGACGGCGCTGGAGTTGGTGCGGGCCCAGCGGGTCTGGGCCGAGGCCACGCATCGCGTCCGGGTGACACTCTATCCGGGCCACGGGATCACGTCGGAGCATTACCTGCTTTTCGGCGCGCGGCGGCTGCACATCGGCGCGGTGATCGATCCGACCAACACGGGCGTGGAGATCGATCTGCTGTGCCGCGAGGAGGTGTGATCGTGGCTACGGAGATCGCACGCGTCACGCTGGAGGGTCTGCCGGAGACGGTCCGCAAGCTGGCCGAGCTGCCCAAGCGCATCGAGAAGCGATGTATGACCAAGGCCGTACGAGCCGGCGCCGCGCCGCTGGTGAAGGCCGCCAAGGCGGCCGCTCCGCGGCTTACCGGACTTTTCAAGCGCAGCCTCGACAGCAAGGTCAAGAGCTACGCCCAGGGCCGCGTCACCGTCGCGATCGTCGGCCAGAAAAAGCAGGTCACCCAGCGCAAGAAGCTGCGGCGAGGCCGTGGCGGGATCAGCGGCCGGCGGGACCTGGTGCCGGTGCATTTTGTCGAGGAGGACACGCGTCCGCACCGCATTCCGAAGGAGGGTCGAGGCCCGCTGACGTTGCGGCTGCCGAGCGGCCAGACCGTCACGGTCAGCTCGATCCAGCACCCTGGCACGCGCGGCCAGCACCCGCTCCGCCGGGCCGCCGACGCGGCCAGCGGCGTGGCGGCCCAACAATTCACCGAGAAGCTGCGCGTCGAGGTCGACCGCGAGGTCGAGGCACTGAGGAGCGTCTGATGCTGCTGCCGAAACAATCGCCGCCGGTCCGGCGCAGCGGCTGCCGCCCGCCGGCCACGCTGCGGGCTGCACGCATTTGGACGTGTGCCGGCCAGGTGCTGGACCTGCCGGCGGCCGTCGCCGCCGGCTGCCAGACGCAACGCTCGGGCGAGGTCTGGCAGGTGCCCTGCGAGCCGTGCGACCGCTCACCGATCACCGATCACCGATCACCGATCACCGGAGACACCCATGAGTCTTAGCGCCGACTTCCGCACCTTCCTGCTCGCGCAGCCGGCGATCGCCGCGATCGTCGGCACGTCGGTCCACGTGCGTGCCGTGCCCCAGCCGATCGATCCGCCCTACGTCTGGATTGCGCGGGCCGGGTCGAATCAGGACGAGCGGACGTTGGACCAGGCCCAAGGCCAGCAGCCCTGGGAAGAGCGCTGGGACCTGGAGGCGATCAGCGACGATCCGGTCGAGCTGGAGGATCTGGCGGCCGCCGTGCGCGGGCTGGATTGCGTTAAGGGCACATTCGGCGCGGGCAGCATTCAGCTGCTGATCGTCGAGGACCAGACGGACGACTACGTTCCCAAAGCCGTCGAATCCGATCAGGGTCTCGACCTGGCCGCGTTTCAGCTGACGATCTACGGCTACGAAGCCGGCGCGGAATCGTCGTCGTCGGCCTGACGTGGCACGGCTTACTTTGTTAGCCGTGCCGGCGCTGCTGACGTGGCACGGCTTACTTTGTTAGCCGTGCCGGCGCTGCTGACGTGGCACGGCTT